CCAGACGCAGCCCGCCGCCGTATTCGCCTCCGTTGGCATAGCCCGGGATCTTCACGGCTTCCCCGTTCAGGCGTCCGCCGGTAGCGATCGTCTGAACAAGGTTTTCGTAGGTCACAGAGCCATTGGCAAGCGCCGCTGTCCAGGTGGCCAGTCCGTTACCATCGAGCCCGCGCCCGAGTACCGCCTGGTAGACCGATTCCAAAAGCGCGACGTTGTTATCAGTGGTGTTTTTCATGGCGGCGCCGGCAGCTTGTCCGGCAAGCGCCGCAACCACGGCCGCATTCATTTGCTGGACGGCTGCGGCCACTGATAGCACTGAGGTGTCAACGCCGTTGAGCGCATCCAGCTGCGATTGCGCAAACGCCAGCTGACTATCAAACGAAGTCATCTGCGCGTCATACGCTTTCTTGGCCAGCTCAATTTGCGTCTCAAGCCCTTTCAGCGACTTCTCGGAGGCGGTGAGCTGCTTGCCATTGATACCGTTCAGCTCGGCCACGACATTGGCTGTGCGACCCTGATCCCGCGCGAAGTCCTCCAGGGAGCCGTACAGGTCAGTGTTGTTGTTGCTGACGGTGTCGAGCGCATCCTCCAGACCAGCAAGTCCCGACAGCGAACCACCGGAACGCGCCTTAACCAGCGCGCTTTGCAGCGTGGCTTGGGCCTGGACGCGCAGCATCTTCACGGCGTCATCCGAGTCGCCGCGCAGTTCTTTGAGTGCAGCGCTAAGATCGTTGCCCACCGCCGTCAGACCGGCGACGTTTTCGGTTGCCGTGTTGACCCTGTCGTTGAGCGATGCGGTCGTAGCGTTATAAGCGTCCGTCGCGGCCTTCTGTTGGGCAGAGATGGCGCGTTGTACGGCGCTCATGGCGCTAGAGACGGAGCTCATCAGCGCTTCTTTCAGCGCGTCAGCGAGCTCCTTTGCCGCGGCGGTCGCGGCATCGGCAGCTGCAGCTGCAGACTCAGCTGCTGCGCCTGCCCGCTGCTCAAGGATCGAATACGCCTGCGCTGCATTGCCGGCCAGGCCGGTAAGCGTCATGAACATCGACTGACCGGATGCGGTCGTCATGTCCAGGGCTTCGACCATGTCCCGGTACGCATCGCGCGTGCCGGGAAGGGTCACGCCCATCGCGGCAAACTGTTTGGTGACCGCCGCCAGGGTGTCGTCAGCCTTCTCCGCCTCACTGAAGAAGTTGTCGTAATAAGTGTTGGTCGCAGTCTGGAACGCCTCCATCCCGCCAGCGGCCGCAATCAGCGAGTTCGCCAGCTCCATGCTGTGCGGACTGAGGCCCAGGACCGCAATGTTCAGCGTGTCCAGCGTGCTGTTGAAGGTCTCGAAGCTGGCAATTCGCTGGGCCAGCTCCGCGAAGGAGTAGCCGAACCCGCCGGTACCGCCATCGAGGAAGCTGACCATCTGATCCGACGCGGAGCCGAACCAATCGCTGATGAGTTTTTGAATTTCATCACCGGTCTTGCCCTTGGTCGACAGCTTGCTTTTGGCGATGTTCAGGCCGTCAAACGTACCCTCGTTTGCAGAAATGCCGATCCTTGACACCAGAGCGATAACGCCTTGCTCGGTGGCATCGTAGACAGCAGCCATCGACTCGGCAGTCTGCGCGTCCAGCGCGCTATACCGGGTGCGTTTCTTGCTGCTGGAGAACAGTCCGCCTTTTTTCTTCTGGTCGACGAACTGCTGAGCCTCAAGCTGGCCGTCCTCTACGCCCAAGGAGATACCCGAATTCTTGGTCTGCCAGGCGCCGCCAAACAGTTTTTCGCCCACATACTTGGTGACGGCCTGGTGCAGGGTAGAACCACTGAGAATGGCCGCCCATTTGCCACCCACCACCTTGCCCAGCACCTTGTCTTGCGCTTCGAAGAAGCCAGACATCGCTGCGCCCGGCGCCATTACGACCTTGCCCAGGGCGGTCTTGCCGCCGCTATCCATGATCTCTCCGGCATCGGGGCGAACCCCTGCGTCGTACAACTTGCCGGATTGGTACATGCCCATGAGGACGGCGAGTGGCCACATGGCGGCAGCGCTGCTTACGGCCGCACTGATCTGCCCGCCCAGCGATGCCGCCGTAGCCGCAGCGCCCGCCTCAGCCGCTGCGTAAGTCGCCGCCGAGGTCGTGGCAACTCCGGTGGTGAACTGCGCACCAATAGCTGTCGCGCCTTGCGATACCGCGCCAGTAAGCGCCGCACTAGTGACGCCCTCAGCGCCGATGATGGCCGCCGTCTGAACCGCTGCCGTGCCGGTGATTGTCGAAGCGAGACTGGTGAAGCCATTGGACAGCGTGCTGCTGATGCTGGAGAGCATATTGCCGTAGTAGCTGGCACCGCCCGAGATCGCGCCGCTGAAGCCGCCCGAGGCATAACCAGACGCAATGGACGAGCCGACGCCGGTCAGATTGCTCCACGCCGAGTACAGGTTTTTGCCCAGGCTGACCATGCCACCCCAGCCGTTAGAGTCGCCGCCGTTACCGCCAAACATTGACCCGACCGCGCCGCCGAAGCTACTCGCGCCGCCACCGCCGCTACCGCCGAAAACAGCATTCAGCAAAGGCGTGATGATCTGAGTCTTGGCGATAATTCGCAGCAAATCGTCAATCACCGAATCCGCGAACGACTTAAAGGACAGCTTGCCACCTCGGGCGAAGTCGACCAGGTCGTCCTCCATGCTCTGGAAGGCGTTGCCGAACAGGTCTTTAGTCTGTCCGGCGATGTTCCCGGCTTCGGAGACATAGTCCTGCCACGCAGCATTGGCGCCCAGGGTCCAGTCAGACTGAAGGGCGTCCAGGTCTCGATAGTAGGCTTCCTGTTTGACAAGCCGGCTTGCGAGGGCCTCATCGAGGATCGCTGTCTCTTTGTCGTACAGATCCTTAGTGATCTTGCCGTTTTGGAAGTCGCGCTGAAGCTGTTGGATCTGCTTCTGGTAATCCTGCTGGATCTTCAGATCATCCTGAAGGCGTTTTCGCCCCTCGGAGCCAAGACCCATGCCGGACAGCGCGTTATCAAGCCCCTGCTGGTCCTGAGCCAGCTTGTCGTTGACGGCCTGCTGGAAGGTGGCCAGCTTTTGAGTTTCCTCGGTCGCCTGCTTGCGCAAGGCCACTTCCTTCTCAAGGCCGGCATTGCGTTTCTGCTGAGCCAGGTTCAACTCAGCCATGGCCAGGATCGACTTCTGGTCAGCGGTCAGCGTCTGCTTGCCCTTGATGTCGGCCAGCATCTGCTCGAGCTCGATCAGCTTCTTGGCTTCCGCGCCGAGAGCTTTAGAGCCGTCGGCCTGGGTGCCGATCATCGCGCTTTGCTGTTGCAGGACCGCGTACTGCTGGCGGGCCTGGTCGAGCATTTTGGTGCCGGCGTCTTCGGTGTAGGCCTTGGTTTTCTTGGCGTCGGCCTCCTTGTAAGCTGAGCTTTCGCGGATCGCCTTGAGAGCGGCAGCTTCCTGCTCTGCTGTGATCGAGTAGCCAGCGAGGCGAGCCTGATTAATCCTTAACTGCTCAGCCTCTAGTGCCTTGCTCATTTTCTGAGACTTGGATAGGCCGCCCTCAATACTCTTCTGGACGGCCTCGTATGCGGATAGGCCTTCGCGTTGAATTCTGGCGTTATCGCCCTCGACCTTTCCTTGCTCAGTGAGCGTGTCGCGCTGTTTGATTAGGATCGCGAGCTTCTGCTCAAGGAACTTCGAAGAGTCGCTGCCAGCGCCGAGATCATCTGGGAACATCTCGGCGAGAAAACCGGTCTTCCGGTCATTCAGAATCTTTTGCGTGTTAGCGATCTGATCGTCCAGGCTCTGCTGGCGACCAACACCAAGCATTGCGTCCCAGCCTTCTTTTGCCGCACCAACGATGCCGCGCCAGGCTCTTTCGATATCGCCAAGGTTGGCAGTCATCGCTGCCGAGCGCTGCTGAAGGGCTGAAGCCAAGGCCTCCTGAGCGATAGCGGCGGCGGCGTCTTTCTCGCCCATCTCCTGAGCGGCCCGCACCTGCTCGTAAACCGATGCGGTGAGGAAGTTGTATTTGCTGTTTAGCTCGGCGATAGCCTTTACTGGGTCTTCTGCGAGTTTTGCGAATTCTGCGACGGTATCGGCCACAGCCCTGCCGGTCGCCTTCTCGAACGACACAGCGGCGGTCGCGATCCCTTCGAAGCTCCCGCTTGCAATCTTTCCGTTGCCGGCCAGGAGCGCCAAGGCTTCGGCTGCCTGCGAAGTCGTGCCGACGGTGGCGCTAACTCGCTTCGCCATCTCCCCGAGCGCGCTGGACGTGGTGCCAGCCGCATTGCCGGTCATGATCAGAGACGAGCTGTATGCGTCAGCCTCTTTCGATCCCTGGTAGTAGGCTAGCCCAAGGGTCGCAGCGGCAGCCGCGGCAGCCGTAAATGGGTTAACCATTGCGAGGAAGGACGAGCTCAGCGCTTTCGCGGCCGGAGCGATCCCGCCGAACATATCTTTCAGCTGCCCGCCTTGCTGCAGGAATACAGTCAGCGGGGCCTGCCCACCCTGAAGCGACGTTACGATGTCGGTGATCTGGGCTGGCACGCCGCGCATGGCAGCGGCCGTCGCCTTGGACGTCACTCCGGTTTTACTGAGGTCGGAGTTGAATCGCGTCAGCTCGGCGCGTGACTGCGTAATTTTTGCAGAGTATTCGGTGTACGTTGCCAAATCGATCTTGTTGGCTTTGCGGCTTTTAGCGAGCGCAGCCTCTTGGCGGTCAAGCTCGCCAAGTTTTCGAGTAAGCGGGTCAATCTGACCCAGCAATTCTTCTATCTCGTTGCGCTGACTCTGTACCGACTTTTTCGCCTTGTCGGCACCAGCGGCCATTCCAGCCATGCCGGCGCCTGCCTTATCCATCGCTGGCTTTATGCTGAGCCCTGCATCTTCCAGCGCCCCCAGCGCCTTGCGCACGTCTGCCGCTTTCTGCTCGGCGTCCCGACTGTCGATCTCAAGGACAAGGCGCGATGTCTGGGCCATGTGGTTTTCTCCGGGCATAAAAAAACCGGACGCATGGCCCGGTTATGAGTGTTCTGTCCGCGCTGAGGCGGCGGGTGTGTCTATTTGTTGGCTTGTATATAGGCGTACTGACTATCTAGCGAGGCATTTATCTGCTTGCTCACTGATGACAGCCTGGCGTCCTGCTCGCGGGTTACATGGAGGAAGAAATCCTTCGGCTCGACCGATGCCAGGAATGACTGCATCTTCTCCAGGTAAATGCCGTTCGCCTTGCTCGATGCGCTGCAAGGCTTTAGGTCTTTCTTGCGAAGCGCCTTCTCGCAGACCTTGTGCATCTCAAGCGCAACCGTGGCGGCCGCATACGCCTCGTCATACGCCTCGACAACCGGGTCAGCGAGCGCAACCGAACTGAAGACCAGGGCGGAGAATGCTAGAGCGATGCGTTTCATTGGTGTTACTCCCTATAGATAGCGGCAATTTACCATCATCCAAGGGAGCAACCATATAGCGCCGTCACCCTTCATCCTTCTCGCTCAGCACGACGTAGTCCAAGGCAAACATAACCTCGTCCACCTCATGCCGCGCCATGGGCGAAGGATGCGCCTCAAGCCAGTCGCTGATCTCGCGAGCAGACAGAGGCATCGGGTCTGCCCCTGTCATTGTCGCCAGCATCCGCCGACCCCGGCACACGTTGCGAAAGGTGTTCAGCAGGTAGGCGGTGATTGCGTCGGTCTCCGGCTCATCCGGGACCGCCATTTTCAGGCGACGATAGACGAGTCTTCGCTTTTCGGTTTCGCCGGACCATTCTTTTTCCCACTCGTAGCGGGCGATGGCTTTCCCACTGTCTCGGCCAGGTCTTCCTTGTTCTCAACCGTGAAGGCGGAGGCCTGCTGGATGACAAAGATGAAGAAGTCCACGTCGCCTTCGAGCATTTGCGCGCCGATGGCCGGGGTGTACTCGATCGGGTTGCCTTCTTCGTCCTGCGCGCCGTCCCAATCTTTCAGGATGAAGCTGGACAGCAGCATGCAGTGGTTTTCGTGTTCGGTCTTCTCGCCGGCAACTACGCCGACAGAGCCTTCGTCGAACTTTGCATCGTTGTTGCGAAGGCGGCGGCGCATACGCTCCAGCGCGATCTGATATTCAGGGGTGTCAATGCCAGCCAGCAGAACCTTGGTGTCGGCGTCGAAGTCGACCCACTTGGTTTGCGATGCCGCTGCATTTTTCTTAACGAGTTTAAGAGCCATTGGTGAATCCTCAACGCCACGCCAAAAAAAGACCACCCCGGCCGGCGTAATAGCCGGGGCAGTCGAAGGGGTGAAACGGTTTTACGAAACGGTGATGGTCGAGCTGTTGACCTTGGTGCCATCGGATACGCTGGTCGCGGTGATGGTCGCCGAGCCAGACGCCACGCCAGTAACAAGGCCGGTAGAGCTGACGGTGGCCTTGCTTGGTGCGCTGCTGGACCAGGTGACAGCCTGCGATGCGCCAGAAGGCAGAACGGAGGCGGCCAGCTGCTGAGTGCCAGCTACGGCGATGGTTGCGGTTGGCGGGGTCACGCTGACGCTGGTCGCGGCCACGAACGGAACGCGGGTAAGCGTCGGAGCAACCTTGGCGACGGTGTAATTCAGCGTCACTTCAACCAGATCGCGCTTGCCACCGCTTGGCAGGTCGCCGTCAACTTCCAGCGCCGGAAAATCGAGAATGTACTTATTGCCCAGGCTGTCGGTGATCGGAAACGAGACCGCGATAGGTGCCCGATTGAAGGTGTTCTTCCACAAGCTCCACGCCTTGGCCGACCACGCCAAGGTGATGCTGCCGGTGATGGCCGCTTCAGTGGCGATGTGCGCGCCAGGGCCGAGCCTGCCAGTGCCCAGGCATCGCTGAGTTTGCAAGCTGTTGTCCAGGTTGACCGACATAGCCGAGACACACGCCACGCCTTCCAGCGACTCGCCGTTCACCAGGACGGTGCCCACGTTGACGTTCGACATGAACGGCGTAGTGGTCGGCGCAGCGACGGTGGCGACGGTGTTGGTATCGCCGTCGGCGTAGTCCAGGCCCATCAGGCTGAAGGTGGCAGTGATCTTGCCGTCGGACGGGATGTCCAAGGCGAAGGTAGAAACGTGCATCCCCTTGAACAGAGTGAACACGTTCACGTCGTTGAAGTTCTTCGCGACGGTGAAAGTCTTGCGGGTGTCGCCGACAGTCAACACATCAGAAGTCCAGGTGCCGTAGAAGCCGGCCTCGAACAACTTGTCGAACGAACCATAGGACAGCTCAGCAGTCAGGTCGCCCTGAATGTCGGTGGCCGTCGCTACAGAGCCCTGGCTCAACCGTGAGTCGGTGATTTCGTCGCTGGCCTGTGTGGTAACGGAAGGCGACAGGTTGTTGCCGGTCAGTCGTAGCGTGTCCCATGTGCCGGCCGGGGTGACGCCGGGAGTGACCTCAGCAATGAGGTAGCTTGTGATTTTTGCGCCGGAACTCATATTTTCCACCTTTGTGTGGGCATAAAAAAACCCGCTCAAGGCGGGCACAATGTTTTCTGCTTGGGTCAGCCGGCGCGGAACCGGACGTTTACGTTGATCTGATAGAAACCTTCGAACTCGCCGGCCGGGATCTGGCTCGCCTCCATGCATTCGAGGTCGCCCGATTGCCAGTAGGCAAAGTGCGCTTCGAGCTGATCCGACAGGACATTGAGCGCCTTGGTGCCAGTGCCGACCCGGGCGAAGCATTGGATGCTGATCTGGCCAGGCTTGCGGGTGTGCGGCTTGTCAGCCATGCCAGCCATGAAGGCCGTTGCGTGCTGGATGTTCAGGCGGCACCAGAGCCCGGTAGCCGGCGGCGTGAAGGTCTGCGTGTTCGGGTAGTCGATGCTCGCCTGCGGCAGGCCGGTAAAGGCGACCATGCGCGCCGTTATCAGCTTGCGGATGTCTTCGTATGTCACTTATAGACCTCGCTCACGCCGATGAATGCCAGGTCATAGACGCCGCCCGGGGCCTGGGTCGAATGCCCAAGCTCGAGCATTTCCGCATACGGCAAATTCGTCTGGATGTAGATCACCGGAT